GTCCCCTCCACAACTCTCTCTGAAAGGCCCATCTACGAACGTTTTTGACGTGTTCGTTTCAAAACCCAGCAGACTTAGCACTTTAATCAATAAATCAGAAGCGGCCGTTGGGACGATTATGTCGTCGCCAAAAACATACACATCGTGATTTGCAGTGCTGGGCAAGCCCAATATACTGCAAACCTCTTGTGCAATGCTCATGAAGAGCACGCTTTCCAACTCAAAGGTATACCCGTTTCCCATACCGGAGAATTTATTCACCCGGACCGTTTTGCCATCGATTTCGATCTTTGGTACACGGAAGGTCTCTAGCAATGAAAGCCAGAGTTCAGGAACGCAGAGGCTGACGAGGCCCCTACTCAGGGAGTCACTGGCCTGTTTCAAGTCGATTGTAGACATCGAGCCAGAGATACTGGCTTCACGGGCGACCCGCCTGTGAGAATCGGCTGCATGCAGCAAGTCCCAACCTCGACGCGCAAACCTCATCTTCATCGTTTTACCGATGTAGAGCTGATACGCGACGTTGAGGTTAGGACCGATCTCGATGCTACGGTCGGTCTTTGCGTCTTTCGGGACGCAATCCCACCTAGATGATGTAACATCATCAAAACCGCTTAAGACACCGTCTTCGTACTTGAGCACCCCTCTTTCAAGGAGATTTCGAGCCCAAAGGCTTTCTTCAAACCAAGGCAACGCGAGTTCACGTGCCCTAACGGTCGTCGTTGGGGAGTTTGTCATTTTGTCAGCCACCGTGCTAGCTTGGCCTCTGCAACATAAGGTTACCCCTGGTCCAAAACGCGCGTGAAGCTCGTTCGGGACGGGTCCCAACCACCAGCTGACTCTACGTCTTACCCGCGCGAGAAACTCGCGCGTGATACAATCATCCTGATCATTCAGATCAGTCATGATGTCGTTGAGTCGTTTGTTGGTGAGAGCACAGCGCCCCTCCGCCTCATACCAGGCATCTAACGCCGCTTTACGGCGGTCGTGCCTGGTCGGCCAATCAGCGTTCTTCGTGAAGAAGGCAGCTGCTTGAGCATCGAGAAGGTAGGGGTACGCATGCGTGTAACTTTCTGGATTAACCTTACGGGTAACCAGAGCATCCCAATCGCCGCGCTCAACTAATTCAAGTTGTTCGCGACAGAAAGGCGTTGCAGCGTGGACGAGGTACGTCTTCACAACATCTATGAGAGGTCTCATATAAGTTTCTCCAGTTCAGCGGGATGACTCCCGTTTGAAATCGAACAAGGGTCAGTTGGGTGCGAAACCCACCTTGGCGCACTCACGCATAAGCGCAGTGTTAGTCAAGTTGGCCCCCTGGGCGATGGCTTCGGCCACTGTCGCATCATCAGCCGCCAAGAAAATCTTCGTTTCCGTCACTTGCGTGATGTAGCCGCTTACTTTCTTGAGACCTGACGCAATGTCAGTTTCCACGACCGGGAAGACCAGGTTGGTCCTCAACGCACGACGAGCGCCATCGGGTGATGGTATGCCAATCGCGC